ATATATTGGGTTAGATTTATATGTATTAGTTAGTATATATATGTCTAGTATATGTATGTCTAGTATATGTGTTGTATTAGTTAGTATATATTGGGTTAGATTTATATGTATTAGTTAGTATATATATGTCTAGTATATGTATGTCTAGTATATGTGTTGTATTAGTTAGTATATATTGGGTTAGATTTATATGTATTAGTTAGTATATATATGTCTAGTATATGTATGTCTAGTATATGTGTTGTATTAGTTAGTATATATTGGGTTAGATTTATATGTATTAGTTAGTATATATATATATGTTGGGTTAGGTTTAAATAATTCAATTTTGCCAAATACTAAATATAAATATAAACAATATTGTAAAAATTGAATTCAGTATTTGATATTAATACATAATATATTGTATTAATATATTTAAAGTGTGTAATATTGTGTATCAGACCTAATCTAACAGACTTAATCTAGCAGAACTAATCTAGCAGAAATAATTTAACAGAAATATTATAAAATAAATATTATAACTAATATAATTACTAATTTATAATTTAAACAAAAATAACATTTAACTTAATATATACACATACCTAAACACATACCTAAACAAATACATAAAAAATACATAAAAAATAACATCTAACCTAATAACCAAATAACAACCTAAACAATGAGTACACCTAGCACCGTTAAATTATATGATGCGAATCGTACCCTAGTTAATAATACTACTAACAATATTGTTAACAATACCCCTAATAAAAATCATTATTTTAAGTTAGAGGAAGACCCAGACAATCACTATACATTTTATCCAATTCGCAACCGTAAATATTATGACCATTATAAAAAACAGTTAGCCACATTTTGGACTATTGAAGAGGTAGATTTGGCACGTGATCGTAGTGATTATGATAATAAATTGACCAGTGATGAACGTGAATTTATTAAAAATATATTGGCGTTTTTTGCAGCTAGCGATGGTATTGTTGCTGAAAATCTAGACCTTAATTTTACACAGGAAATAACCTATAAAGAAATTTCACAATGTCTTAGGTTTCAAGGCATGATGGAAGATATACACGGTGAGATGTATAGCCTTATGGTTGATAATCTTATAACTGATACTGAAGAACGTAATAATGTATTAAATGCTATTAATACAATTCCGTGCGTTGCCGAAAAATCAAATTGGGCTAAAAAATGGACCAGATCGGAAAATGCCGATATTCAACAACGTTTAATAGCATGGGGTGGTGTCGAAGGTATCCAATTTTCTGGGTCATTTTGTTCAATAGCATGGCTTAATAAACGTAATTTAATGCCGGGACTTGGTGTAGCAAATGAATTTATCCGCCGCGATGAGGGGTGTCATACACAAACTAGTGTTATGTTATATAATGATTTGAAAGATGAACGCCGACTATCAACTAACCTAGCTAGCCATATTCTAGAGGAGGCATATGAAATTGAATGTAAGTTTATTACTGAAAGTATACCGTGTTCAATGCTGGGTATGAACAATAAGCTTATGACACAGTATGTAGGATATTGTACTGATCAGTTAATGTTACAGCTAGGATATCCTAAATTGTATAATCAAACAAATCCGTTTGATTTCATGATATTACAGAGTGTTGAAACTCTAACTAACTTCTTCGAAGGTCGTGTATCCGAATATAATAAAGCTAATGTTGGGACAACTGAGGCTGAACGAACATTGACTTTCGATGCGGATGATGATGATTTTTAAATTATTTAGCAATTTAGCAATTTAGCAATTTAGAAATTTATTTTTTAATTGTTCAAATTATGATTTTTTGTTTTTATGATTTTTTGTTTTGTATAATATTATATACTATGTATGTATAGCTAGTATGTATATCTAGTATGTATAGCTAGTATGTATAGCTAGTATGTATAGCTAGTATGTATAGCTAGTATGTATAGCTAGTATGTATAGCTAGTATGTATAGCTAGTATGTATAGCTAGTATGTATAGCTAGTATGTATGTATAGTTGGTATAGTATATAATATTATACAAAACAAAAAATCATAAAAAAAAATCATAAAAACAAAAAATCATAAAAACAAAAAATCATAAAAACAAAAAATCATAAAAACAAAAAATAATAATATGTACAAGTTAAATACTAATTTACAAATTTTTTTATTTGGTTGGGTTCGGGACATGCTATCCATTAATCCAATAGTATAATACAATTGTATCATCTTTCAACAGGCCGTCATATCCATTTCATAATTTATGAAATACCATCAGGTTGCTGCATACTATAATGGGTTGTATTACATTATAATGTATATATTGTTGTGTGTAGTATTACGTTATTTTTTAACGAGCCCTGTAATACGCCGGGGCTCAAATAATTACATTTTTAGCATCATTAAAATAATATATTACTAATTATATCTATTTATTAATTTTCAATTTTGGTAATATATTGTTCCAAAATGTCTAAAAAATGGCAAAAAGTGCCCTTTAAAAAATATATAAATAAAAAATATATAAAAATATATAAAACGTAATGGATAGATTATTGAATAGTAGATATATCATATCGGTTAGCATCAAAATATTCACTTTCAACCGTATTTTGTGTCACTAACCGCACCACATTTACTGGGCGTTTTTGCCCCAATCTTACGGCTCTTCCAATAATCTGGGTTTCTACTTCCTTAGTCCGGTCTTTATCCATATTTAAAACATCAACAATTATAACGTTATTAGCCTCGGTTAAATTGCTCCCACTATTGCTACGTTCGCTACTCAACATAATAACACGCATATTGTCGTCATTTTTAAATTTATCAATTGATTTATTCAGAGAGGATATATTACCTTTTGGCATAATATTATTAATACCGTATTCATCAAGAGTTTTGGATATAAGTTTTAACATATCGTGATATTGACTAAATATGATAGCGCGTTGTTTGCCACCATCATTATGATCATTATCAATTATATTTTTCAAATATTTGATTAATGTTGCCATTTTAGTACCATATTTATTAACACAATTCTCCATTTGCTTTTTCTCTTCTTCTAGAATATCTGATGCCGTTGTGTCAACAGCAACACCGTTTGATTTGGTTGCTGCTATTTCCTCTAGTGGACATGGTTTATTATCGCTATTTAAAATATCAGCCATAGTTGTTACCTTTACATTTTTAACAAGCACTTCAGTACGACATTCCGGACATGAAACGGTTGTATTATTGGAGGCAATAATCTGGAAACATTCACCACATAATATATGGCGACAATCAGTTATAACAACACTATCTTCTTCTTCATATTCTACCCAACAAATTGGGCATGGTTCATTAGTTTTTTGTTTCAGAAAATCTGTATTTTCAAATAACTTAATTTGATTGTTAAGCCGGGTTTCTTCACGTTCTAATCTAGCAATAGTTTCCTCACGGCGTTTTTTGGTAGCAACGGAATTATCGCGATACCATTTTAATATATTTTTGATTAAATACATTATTTTATTATTATTCCAAAATTCACCTAAATTAATAGCTAGCTTGTCCTCCGAAAATATAGTTGATGCCGCAATTTGCACCATCATCATCCCATGTTCACCGGCACCGTGGGTATAATCGATATCAACCATAGAATCCAATAAGTTATTACGCAAATTACCAATACTCACAAATATGTTAGCTATTTCTCTACTATATGTTTGGCGAACCCGTGTACTATCCAACCCGTGGTCACGTATTAATTTATTAGCCTGATAACATTCATTTACATAATACTCAACATCTCGTTTATCTTTATTAATTATATTAATGCTATTGCGGCCATTTTTATCGCATTCCTTCATATAACTATAAAACGCTATTGATCGGTTAATGCATAGTTCATAGTTGACTAATGCGTTTTTCATTTTAACCAATTTTGTACGTATTAATTTAACTTGTTTGCTAAACATACCAACCATTGCATTATTTAAATCAGTAAGCGATAAAACACGATCTGATAAATCTAAATCTAGCTCTAGACTAGCCATATCTTGCTTACTAATACAAATATTTGTACATAATTGAAATAATCTGCGTAACCTATCCATACACCTGCTATTATCTGTCTTAGCATTATTATAAATATTGCGTTCAATTGGTCCCAATGTTACCTCAATAACTTCTTCAGTAAATATGGGAATATCTAATTCATTAGATACTGAGTTTTTACTTGTTTTAGTAATACACAACTTTTGAAACTCATCTATAACAGATTTGGTCATATATTTAGTAATATTATTAAGAGAATTATATATATCTATACTATATGATAATAATGGTATGGATCTTCTACTTGTTGTATATGGCGTGTCTTTCGGTTTACCATGATATAATTCATATACTAGCATATTATTCATCATATCCATTTTAATATTCTTCATAAAATATCCAACATACCCGGCTAGGTTATACTCCTTGTGTTCAAATGGTGTTGCCGTTAATGCCCATCTATAATTAGATTGAATATTGAATATTATATGGACCAATTTATCCTTTTCAGTTTTTCCCTTAATAGGTGATGCTGTGACACACCCTGTTAAGTCCAAACATTGTATACATTCATGTGCCTCGTCAACAATTACCCTATTCCACTTAACTCTAAAAATATCCAAAAACTTATTCAAATTGATATCTTCTACCGTTTTGTACAATACTTTTCCATTATCATCTTTAATATCTAGTACTTGTGTATTCTTAATTACGTCTGATATATACTTTGTATCTGATTTTAATACATTTACCGATAATATATATATGTCATATGTTGGTACATTTGGATTTGCTACCTTATCTGACAACTTAGTTTTAGCCGCTTCACTATATATTTTACGGAAATCTGTAACTGAACCGATTGTTTTAATTGTGAAATATTTTTTACCAAAGAATTTCACAATTTCGCGTTTCCATTGCTGTACTAGGCGTGGTGGCACAATAATCAAATTATTTAATTGCCATCCACCACTATTTAATGGTAAAGACTTACGTTGGTCATCCTTATCTTTTTGATTTGCAATATGATATAAAATACTCATTGTTTTTCCTAGACCTACATCATCCGCAATAATACCACCCATTAAATGTTGAACACCAGCGTCTGGTGAATCTTTTGATATAACATTATAGCCGCATAAATTACTACCATTGGGGGTAGTAGATCTAGCACTATTTTTTGGCACATGATTGCTTATTATATATTCTTTACCGCCAATATGCGATATATTAAATTTGGGTATCATATTGGAATTATATTTTATAGTTTCGGATAATGCATTATCTAAATATAAGTCTAATTCGTGACATTTAATATAGTGTTCTTTGTTATCAACTTTATTTTCAATATCACTAGCCCATAAAATATTGCGCATTTGATAACTGAATGGCTCAACCTTACCAGATGTTTTTTTATTTTTAATAATTGGTAAATTGGCAAATTGAGACACAATAGTATTATTGCTTATATTCCATGATGGATTATACGCATTTTGGTGGTTTCTCTGATATACAACAACATCATTGTTAGAATCAGGATTATCAATTAAATATGTGCTATTCATTTGGAAATGATATGAACCATAATTATATTTTTCTATATTACCAATATTAGTAAAATAATCAATATTCATGATATTAATTTTATTACTAGAATTATCACAATCACTATTAATTATATATTTATTTAAAAATTTACTGTATTCATTCTTATCTATATATATTTGCATGGTTATCTCATAACTATCATTATGATTATTTTTTATAATCTGTTCTATATTTGTGTTTTTATATAATTTAGCTATTGCCATCATTTTATATAGTGGGCGCTCTATATCTAGCATATCAAATGGTTTAATTCTATTATTCATATTGTATACCGTTTCTAATATATATTTATATCCACTATTTATAATAGCTGAATTTGAAATACCATCCAACATATGTGGCCATACATGATCAGTATTAGGATATACCTCGTCATCTCCTGTTTTGTAATTTAAATATGCATTATATACAGGTGATCTTACACCAGCATGTGTAATTTTATTTATATCATTATTTAATGACAAAGAATATACCATATTGTGTTTTATCATTATATTTTTACTATTTTTTATAAATTTTATTCCTGATTGTGTTTCAGATTGTGCATCAGTTTTAACTGAATTCATATCTTGCAAATCATTTATATATTTACTTAATGCTTTATCAAATGTACATTGCATTTTAAATATATTTTTTTTTTTCAATATATTTTTCATGTAATCATCCACGCTTTGTTTCATATATGTTCCACTGATTGTTTCTATAGCATTAAATAATTCAAGTAATTTATCATCAATCGACTGTCCAGGCAATAAATATTTGGCTAAATCAGTATGTTGTTTAAATATAGTTTCAGCTAGATTAAGTGAATCTATATCTACTTTAACATTATTACCATTCTTGTCATGATTACCTATTATGCCATTTTTAGTTATATAATTATATAACAATTTACATACCGCGTATAAGAATGGTAACAAATCAGTAACTCCTGGTTCTAGTTGTGTTATTTTATCAGATAATAAAACTGGATTGTTAGTTATAAACTTATACATACCAACGTAATCTAACATTAAATATTGATATTGATGTGCATATAACTGCATATATGAATTTTTATTCATGGTATGAGTTATATAATGTATAGACTTATGTGATTGATTATATAGTAACTTTGCAACATCGCTTAAAATTGTATGTTCAGTAATGGTTTTTTTTATTCCTAATTTCTCATATTCTTCTACATTGGATGTTGATTTTTTTTCACTTAATAGAATATATTTATCATCATTTTCAATAGTCTCAGTCTTATTATCTGCATTATTTGTCGTACTTGTTTTAGTTAATATGTTACTAGATGTCGATAATAATGGAATTGGTATAACATTTAATTTTGTGAGCACCAATGTTGTATCTAGTAGTAGACTTGTGTTTATTGTACCAGCAATATGTTTAGAAATATGTTTAGTATCACTATCACTATCACTATCACTATCACTATCACTATCACTATCACTATCACTATCAATTAAGTATTGGTGTTGTATAAAACCAACAATTGTTTGATTTTTATAAAATATATCATATTTACCTTCAGTTGACCACTTATGAAATTTAGCATAATCTAATTTGTGTGCTGTAGATGCAAAACATTTAGCTGTATTTATTGAGTCTGTCATTTTTATATAGTTTTGAATATGTAGTTATAGATATAGTTATATAGGTGTTGTTTTTAATATGTATATATTTTCAGTATATATATTTTCAGTATATATATAATGTATAATGTATTGTCTTAAATTTATAAATTAAACTGTATATATGTGTATAATAAAATTTTATAGGATATTATAATAACTGTATTATTCAATATAATTTTTCATTTTTCATTTTTCATTTTTATAAAATAACACAAAAAATAACACAAAAAATAGGTAGTAGGTACAAATAGGTTATTATTCGGTGGGTATAAATTGCCATTTAAGATCAGCACATATTTTTTTCCATATACAGTCTTGATAATATTGTTTTATTCTATCTTTAAGTGACACTTTTAAATTAGGTAATAGTTCATCTAGCTCTAATAGCTGACATAACTTATACAATGTAAAATTATATGTTACAAAATTATTACGCTCTTCAGGACAATGCTTTGAAAATGGGTGTTGAACATGCATAAATAAGCTCCTAATAATTTCTTCTACTTCCGGACTAATAGTGGGTGGGACTTTACCATTTAGTTGGCTTATAATATATGGCACATGTTCATAATAATCAGCTTCACCAATAGTTTTAAGTATACTATGTCCCTTTTCATTAGTTAACTTACTTAAATCCGTCATCCGTCGTTTTTTCAGCTCTGCCTTAAATTTATCATATACACGATCTGGTATATTGGTTGATTCCTTAGCTTGTATTTGGCTTAGTACTTCATTCAAATGATTGATGCGGCGATATGAAAAAGTGGTTTGTTCTTTAGGTGGTTCCTTATGGCTTTGTTTATCACTATCAATAAGTATTTTTTCACATTGACCACATTTGTTACAATGTAGCATACCGGTGCTTTGGTTAATAACCATATCGCCATTACATGCATTACATACATCGGCAAGAGAACGTTCTTTATATTGGCTATCCCTAGATATATAATCTTTATTAATTATACTCATATATTGATCATATAGTCGTTTTTTATTTATATTTTCATTATTTCGTAGTTTTATTAGGTTGCGTATTTTATTTATATCATCCATATCTGGAACATGTGGGGTAGTTATTGTTTCCACAGCAATTCCATTATTCGCATTATTCTCATTATTATTGTTAGTATATTTATCTTCAGCAAATGATACACCCATTTTGTATTCACCTGTTTCAATATCTATATAATTACCGATGATACCTGGTATAGCAATACTCCCTTTATTAACATTATTGCTAGCTGTATTACCGTTAGTAGTATTATTATTTTGAGAGCGTTTATATTCTCGTAATTGTTCTAATGCGGTATTTTTTTTAATAGTGTTAGTAGTAGTGTTAGTAGTAGTGTTAGTAGTAGTGTTAGTAGTAGTGTTAGTAGTAGTGTTAGTAGTAGTGTTAGTATTGGATGAAGTATCGGAAAGTAGTAATGTATTTTGTTTAAACTCTAAACAGCTAGTATGTTTCATAATATTATTTTCAATATCATTTAATTTTTTAAATTTAGTAATAATAGGACCAGTTTTGAGCAAATATTTTTTTTCATCCGTTTTGTTAATTACATTTGCAATAGTAGTCTCTAGCTTAACAATATTATTCTCTAGCTCATATATACTATCTTGTATAATAAAATCTGCAATAGGCAATGCTGCATATTTTCCACTAAGTTCCAATAGTTTTTTTTCTGCACATTCTTTCTCATATAATAGCTCAGGTAATTTTATATCAATATTTTGAAAAATAGTTTGAGCATCCTTATGTAATCTATATATATTGTCTTTTGGCCCATCTTTTGGTGAGGATCTAGGATCACGTTTTTTACTAACTGTTGCTAATCCGCCATCTTTAGCACCTATAATTTTACTAATTGAACCTATACCATCTGTAATTATATCATTTACATTATCAATCATTGTATTTGTTATAACTGCTGATGAATCATTATATATTGCTGTAATGCTAGCCTTTTCCTTACCATTGCCTTTACCATTGCCTTTACCATTGCCTTTACCATTACCATTTATATCGGATTTAGCATATTTAGCATATTTTTTATTATCTATATTGTTATTATCGTCTAAGTCTTCCATATTATTATCTAAATCTTCTTTATAATTATCATATTCCATGTCTTTCATATTCTTTATATTATCTATATCTTCAAGATTATCAGTGTCATTAGTGTCATCAAATGATTTTAGCGCATTAAATTTATCATTACGTGTTCTAAAAGCTGATTTTGAACTATACTTATATTTTGGGTTTTTTAATATATTATTTGACATTTTAAATAAATATTAATATTATAACAATTACAATTAAATTTATTTAAAATACCTAGTTATAGTGCAGATACCTAGTTATAGTGTAGATAGCTAGTTATAGTGTAGATAGCTAGTTATAGTGTAGATAGCTAGTTATAGTGTAGTTGGTATTAATTATATATAGACATGCCTAAACTAAAAATAAGTTGTATAAGTTGTATAAGTTGTATACTCTATAAATTTTGTCTAGTAATAGTATAATAGATTTAGTTTATGTAATACAATAAATTATAACACACAATATACACAATATACACAATATACACAATATACACAATATACACAATATACACAATATACACAATATACACAATATACACAATATACACAATATATAATACATAGATTTAATAATATATATTGTAAACACTATCTATATATATACTAAAAGATACAGTCTATATTAAACTATATTATAAAATATAAATTCTATATATACTAAAAGATACAGTCTATATTAAACTATATATACTAAAAGATAAAATAAAAAATGGCAGGTGGAATGTTACAATTAGTTGCATATGGCGTCCAAGATGTACATTTATTCGGAATGCCGGAATTTACATTATGGAAAGCTGCATATAAGCGCATTACACATTTTGCAATAGAATGTAAGGAGTTACAATTTAGCGGTAATACGGGATTTGGCAAAACAGCAACAATTGTGATACCGCGCGATGGTGATTTATTATCTAAAACTAAATTACGCATAATGATTCCATCAGTGACACCAACGAGTGGCAAAAATTTTAGATGGTTAAATTTCCTAGGTCATGTTATAGTTAAAAATTTCAAATTAGAAATTGGGCCTAATGAAATCGATAAACAATATGGTGAATGGTTACATATATGGGATGAGCTTAGCAATGGTACTCTAGCTGAACATATTGCACATGCTGATTTAGTTGGCAACGTTCCTAAATTAGTTCAACCCTCTACTAGTACTAAACCAAGCGTGGAATTATTTATTGATCTACCTTTTTTCTTTACCCGTAATCCTGGATTAGCATTGCCATTAATTGCGTTGCAATATTATGAAACTAAAATAACCGTTGAGTTTCGTGACAAAAATTTATGTTATTGGTCAGAAAACGGCACTGAAGCAAATGTTGGTGATTTTACAGCAACTCTATTATGTGATTATATATATCTAGATACATATGAGAAGCGTAAGTTTGCAACTAAATCACATGAATATTTAATTGAACAGGTCCAGTTTAGTAATGATGAATCCATTACATCATCCGGCGGTAATAGTATAAAGTTATCATATTCACATCCTGTCAAATATATGGTGTGGGTAATTCAAAAAGATAATCATGTTAATCGTACCCAAATGCAGGATGCCGGTGGACCACAATGGTTCAATTATACAGATCGTGTTGATACTACTGGGTTTTCGGGCACACCAGATGATCCCCTAGGTGGTGGAATCCCAGGTGGAACAATGGCACATATAAATCCGTTTTGGTCTCTTGCATATGGTACGGGTGTAAATGCCCCCAATACAGGGGCGCTAACAGGCAGTGATAGGAATGTTGCAATGGCATTAGCAAATAATGGCAATAATGATGTTAACTTGGATGACCTAGCATTTCAGGATTTATTTGGCAATGGTAACACAAGTGATGCGGTTGGATGGAATGCCAATTTACCGGTATTCGACAGTGGTTATAATTGTTGTGCATCAGCCAAAATAAAGTTTAATGGTCAGGATAGATTCGGGGAACGTACCGGACGATATTTTAATAAAGTTCAGCCCCTAGATTATGGGTTCAATACCCCCGCGATTGGTGTTAATATATATAGTTATAGTTTGCGACCATTAGACCATCAGCCAACTGGCAGCGCTAATTTTAGTAGAATCAATACGGCTACGCTAGAACTAACTACGACCCCAAATACCGTTATTGATGAAAATGTTAGTTCCCCTGGGTCGACTAGTGCGAAATATAGGGGATATGCTGTAAGTTATAATGTATTACGTATTATGAGCGGTATGGCGGGGGTAGCATATCAATCTTAAATATTCAAAGGTTTATGTATAATATGTTATTATGTTATTATGTTACTATGTTACTTTTTTTACCATTTATTAATATATTTAATCATATATATCCTATACATATTATAAAAGTGTTTTTTTTTTTCATATTAATTCATATTAATTCATATTAATTCATATTAATTCATATTAATTCATATTAATTCATATTAATTCATATTAATTCATATTAATTCATATTATACGCTAGATCCAATCCATATAAATAGTATACGCTAGATCCAATCCAAATAAATAGTATACGCTAGATCCAATCCATATAAATATATATTATACAATGTGTTCAAAATTAAATATAAATGAGAATGAGAATGAGAACTCACCAAACTCGGTATTAATACCATTACCTTTAAATAAAGAAAGAAAAACACCTAAAACTAAAATTGCACTATATATGCGTTGTTTTACAATAATTATATTTATTATATTATTCAGTGCATTTGAAGCATATATAATTGTTTATACAATTAAAGGAGATGGTAAAGATAATAATACTAATAATACCATAATACATAATGTAAATATTACGAATAATGTTACAGATTCAACTAATATAACAACAAACGATAATATAACAACAAACGATAATATAACGTATGTTGTTAATTTAGTTAAATATGCATATGATTCCGATGCCATATTAGTAAATATATATAACAATACAAAACAAACTAATAAACTAAGTGATATAGAAAATAAAAGTATATATATCGGTATCGGAATAGCAAATGTCATAGCACTTTGTTATATAATCCGTTGGTGGTTTTGTTCACCAATTATAGATATAGTAGTATTAGGGACGGTATATGGTATAAAGGATTTAATAGATTATGGTGATGATATATTTATTGGACATTGTAGTTATTATGGATTACTTATATTCGTATGGATTTTATGGTTAATTTATAAGTTAAAATACTGTTGTAAATGTTGTAAATATTCAACTGAATATAGTAATGATACGAGGTACTATAGTAGTAACAACCGTAACGATAATAGTATAGAGACTATTAATCAGAGATCATATATGGGTAAGTATGGTACATATAATAATATTAATTGAAGATAGATACATATAATAATGATTACCAGTGTACCAAACTGTGTAATGGGATGGATTTAATATTATTATCTATATTATTATATCCATCCTATTTCATCATTATTAATATATTTAATATCATCGTCATTATTATTTATAATTACGTTGCTAAATGGTATTATAGTATTTGGTATATTTTGTTGTGTATCATCATTAATATGTATTAAATAATCATTATTATCGTTATTATCATCGTTATTATCATCGTTATTATTAGCGTTATTATTAGCGTTATTATTATGGTTATTGTTATTGTTATGGTTATTATTATCGTTATTATTATGGTTATTGTTATTGTGATGGTTATGATTAAAATTATTATAGTTACGTGGTATTAAACTATATAGTTCAGCAATTGAGCTCATTATATGTGGAGTATTTGATTTATCTTTATATTTAGAATATTGGGCAGGTGATATTTTATTTTTTTGTATTTTATTAACTAAGTTTTTAAACCTGCTATTAGGGGTATTGGTAGCATCTAGTGTATTAGTATTAGTATTAGTAGTAGTATTAGTATTAGTAGTACCATCTATATTATCAGTATTAGCATTAGCATTAGCATCGGTATCAGGTGTTAGTTGTTGAAAGGATTGCAATATTTGGGTGCGATTACTATAGCTGCGATATCTATCTTTTATATCTAGACCGGGTTGAAATTTACATTGTGATTTAATGGTATCAATATCTGATTCAAGTTGTTTGCAAAAATTGTTAAAATTTTCATCTGGATTTATAATTTCAAAACGAATACGATTTTCTAGCATATCAAATTGGTCAGCAGCTTTATTAAATTGAGCACGTTTAACTTGATATTCATATGCTACCGAAATTAAATTAATAGCACTGATAATAAAGCCAACTACTGAAGATGTTAATAGGGTAAATTTTTGTACTTCAGCTGATACTATATTGTTGGATAGTATAGTGCCAGCTATATCTTTTAAAACACTAACAACTGTAGCTATTATAAATAGTCGCATATATAATTTGGCATTTATTGAGGCTGCTGCTTGATATATATAGGTATTTTCTTTTACTTTATCTAATATATAAGATAATCGTTGCATTTGCCTAGGTGAATGACAAGTCATAATAAAATTATCTAGTTTATTATTCATTATTTTAAGTAACTTATGAACTAGTTTATATACTAGCTAAAATTATTTGTAAAATATTTCCAACAGATAATATATTGAAAAGTATTAAATAAATACGATATCGTTTACTAATTTTGCTATATATTACTATATCACTATATCACTATATATCTAGCTAATTATTTCACTTTTACTGATTAAATATGGACCCATCAACAAAAATACTAACTAAACAATATCTAGATATACAGACAGCCACAGCACATTTGCAAAAACAGATAAATGAATTACGAGAACAAAAACGTGTAGTAGAATCTAGATTGATACAAGTAATACAAAAACATGGATTACAAAAACATGCAATAACATATCAAGGTCATCGTGTACATATGGCTAAGGAGACATGTTATGATAATTTGACATTTAAATTTCTAGAACAATGTTTACTAAAATTATTTAATGACCCAGAAAAAGTTAAAAAAATTATCCAGTATATCAAATCACAACGCACCCGTACACAACAATATATAATACGTGCTAGCTGAGCTCCTCTTAATCGCGAATGGTTAAAACGCGAAACACACATCTAGCGCAAAATATATTTAGATTTGGATTTAGATTTGGATTTGGATTTGGATATATTTAAGCAAAGTTTGTAAAATAACAACAATATATATATATGTGTGGCTAGCACAATATATGCTTTAATTACATCCAAATTTAAAGATATATATCTAGATATATGTAATTAAGCATATATTAGCAGGGCTCTGCCCCGTTAATGGCATATAATTCGTAAATAATATAACATACAACAGCTAGCTATATACATATACGTATACATTTTTTGGGATTTATTTGTATATATATATACGCATGCTAGCTATACATAGTAAAGTTTGGAAAATATATAATAACACATAGCTAGATATACATATACATATACGTATACATTTTTGGAATTTATTTATTTAATTATACATATACGCATGCTAGCACAAGATATATATAACAAATTTAGTTATATATAGTAAAGTTTGGAAACTGTATAATAATAATCAACATCTAAATCAAAATATATAATTAATGGTTTATATGTTTAAACACAATAAATATAGTTAATTATAATTAAGCATATATTAGCAGGGCTCTGCCCCGCACCCCGCCGACTTTTTGCCAAATATAGCTCACTTTATCCTAGTCTTTTTGCCTTAGAAAACACGTGTGTTGCCCTTGGTAATTTGCAAGCGTATTTTGGTAAAAAGTCGGCGGGGTCACGGGGCAGAGCCCTGTTAATAACAACCAACGCCTAGCCCAAACTTTACTTTACATAAATGGGCAATATTTCTTTTATATGATTTTGTTTGTCTAAAATAAAATAAAGTACTATATAAAACCCAAACAATATGCTAGCTATACATTTAGTTATATACGGTAAAGTTTGGAATTTATTTATTTAATTATACATATATACACATCTAGCTATACAAATTTAATTTTTAAGATTATAAATAAAAACATACAGCTAGCTATACATACATAATAAAAGTTTGGAATTTATTTATTTAATTATACATATATGCATGCTAGCTATACATTTAGTTATATATAGTAAAGTTTGGAATTTATTTATTTAATTATACATATATATACATCTAGCTATACAAATTTAATTTTTAAGATTATAAATAAAAACATACAGCTAGATATACATACATAATAAAAGTTTGGAATTTATTTATTTAATTATACATATATGCATACTAGCTATACATTTAGTTATATATAGTAAAGTTTGGGTATAGATATATTTTAATAACATCTAGCTAGCTATACATTTAGCTATATATAATAAAGTTTGGGTATAGATATATTTTAATAACATCTAGCTAGCTATACATTTAGTTATATATAGTAAAGTTTGGAAATTAATTAATAACACATAGCTAGCTATACATTTAGTTATATATAGTAAAGTTTGGAATTTATTTGTATATATATAGACACATCTAGCTATATATAATAAAGTTTGGGTATAGATATATTTTAATAACACACATCTAGCTATATATAATAAAGTTTGGGTATAGATATATTTTAATAACATCTAGCTAGCTATACATTTAGCTATATATAATAAAGTTTGGGTATAGATATATTTTAATAA